AAACGACACAGATGCGTTTGATGATAAATTCTATACTCCTATGGAATTAGTTGGAACAGAAACGTTCACACTCAATCAAAATGAGTACAAAGAAGAAAAGTATGTTGTTCCGTCTGTAGCAAAAACTGGTGGTTCTGAATTGCTTTCTGGTACAGTTGCAATATCTAACGTATCAACAACAGTTATTGGCACATCTACTCGCTTCATTGAAGACTTGAAGATTGGTGACACAATTGCTGTCGGTACTGCCAGAACAGAACGTGTGGTTTCTACGATTGCAAATAACACATCATTGACAGTTGAATCTGCATTCTCCACAGTTGCTTCTAGCCAAGACATTTTCCGTGTTCTAAATAACACAGTTGCATATACAACACCTGACGGAAGAACATTCCAAGGATACAAGTATTTCGCAATTAAAATTGTCTTCTTGTCTGGTAATCCAAGTTTCGCATCAAAAGTTAAAGATTTGAGAGGAATTGCACTAGCATGATAGTAGAGAAGATTCTAATTGCCGAACCTGTCCGTGGGTTTACAGAGAGGGACAAGAACTCTAAAGCAATTCTAAATACGGATATTGATTCTCTCCTAAAGTATAAAATCCAGAAACGAAAAATTTCTGATATAAATAAGAGTACGAACGAAATCGCATTGATTCGTGGAGAAGTAGACAACATCAAGTCAGAACTCAGCGAAATCAAACATCTATTATTAAAAATTACTAAAGAGAGAGAATAACTATGACAACTTTCACAAACGTAGCACTGTCTAATACGTTCAATGAATTCAGACAAGCGCATAATGACGTAGGAAATACGTTAACAAGTATAACTGGCGGACCAGATAGTAGCGTAAAAGGTACTTCTAGTTTGTTTGTCAATGGCTTAACATCAAATACCTTAAGCACAACATCAGTAACTGCAGTAAATACATCATTATCGTCATTAACTTCAGGTAGAGTTGTTCTCGCAGGTACATCAGGTATTTTGCAAGATGATGATGGTTTAACGTATAACACATCTACAAACACACTTACAGCAGGTAATCTATCAGTTACTGGCACATCTACATTACTTGGAACTACTACATTCGGTTCTGGCGCAAACAATGCAGTCTACTATCCAGCAAACGGCAGTTTTATTCTAAAATCTTCTGCTAATTCATCAGGAATAGGTAGATTAGAATCAAGACACGTTCATGCTGATTGGCACGTTGGTGCTGGTGGTAACGTAGAGGCTTGGGCAACATCAAAAGGCGATGACGCAGACACACACAAAGTATATGCTGTTACGACATTAGACGGTGCCATTGACATGTTGGTTGTCAACGAAAGCAACGGCGCTAATGCATACGGCGAATTCATTGCAATTCACGCATCAGGTAACACAGCAGATGGTTGGGTTTCTATGGGTGTTAACTCAAGCAACTATGACCAAGGTGCTTTCAGTATCACTAAAGCTGACGATGCTTATGTATTGTACTCTGCTCCAGTTGGAACAGTAGAGTCTGGTGACTTAGTTATCGGTACTTCAGGTAATGGTACAGGCAACAAGATTATTTTCTCTGCTGATGGTTTCGATGACCCCGCAAATAACACTCAGATGGTTATTACTCCAGGTCAAAACATTCACATTGAAATTGACACACAATCTTCAAACACAACAACAGGTGCTTTGACAGTTAACGGTGGTATCGGTCTTGTGGGTAACTTGAACATTGGTGGTAACGTAGCAATTACCGGTACAATTACACTTGGTGGTGGCGGTAACACAGTTTCTACATCATCTCTGCAAGTTGACAATCCAATTATTTTCGTTGGTTCAAACAACGCCGCTGACATACTTGATTTAGGTATTGTTGGCGAATACACATCGTCAGGCACTAAGTATACTGGTCTCGTTCGCGATGCAAGTGATTCTGGTATTTACAAACTGTTCGCCGGCATTGCAAACGAACCTGCAAACACCGTTAACTTCTCAGGCGCAACATACTCAACACTTCAAGTTGGTGCCTTAAAAGCAGTTGACAGCACAGCATCTTCAAGCACCACAACAGGTGCGTTGATTGTCTCTGGTGGTGCAGGTATCGCAGAAGATGTTTATGCTGGTGGTGACATTTACGACAGCAAAGGTAACGTTCGTGAAGTTCCTCTGAATGCTACAACAGGTTCATATACACTTGTTCTTGCCGATAGTGGTAAGACTGTAACTGCTACAGGTAACGTAACTGTTCCAAACGCAATATTCACCGTTGGTCAAGTGGTTACAATTTACAATAACTCAAGCAGTTCAATTTCTATTTTACAAGGCGCAAGCGTCACATTAAGACAAGCCGGTACTTCAAACACAGGCACACGAACACTTGCACAAAGAGGTATTGCAACAGTTCTTTGCGTTGCGTCTGGTGAGTTTGTAATCAACGGCGGTGGATTGACTTAATCTAATAAGTTAAATTGAATAGATTAACTATAAATCTTAACTAAGGAAAATAAAATATGAGCGTAAGAAATATGTTAATTGGATCAGCAGGCGCAAGAGTTCCTGATGCTCCGACAATTGGAACTGCAACTGCAACTAGTTCGACTCAAGTATCTGTAACTTTTACTGCGCCGGGAAATAATGGTGGTGCACCAATTACAGGATATAGAGTAACAAGTAGCGGAGGACAAACTGCGACAGGAGCATCTTCACCGATTACAGTATCAGGACTCACAACAGGAACCTCATATACATTTACTGTGGCCGCCGAAAATGCTGTAGGATACAGCGCAGAAAGTTCTCCTAGCAATAGTGTCACTCCATTCGTAGCCGCAGGAGAAACGGTATATACAACCGCAGGAACATATTCTTTTACAGTTCCAGCAGGTGTAACAAGCGTGGCTGTCGTGTGTGTGGGCGGAGGCGGTGGCGCTGGCGCCAGTTCAGATTGGGGTGGCGGTGGTGGCGGAGGACTTGGTTGGAAAAATAATATTCCCGTATCTCCAGGTTCATCATATACAGTAGTTGTGGGCGCCCGTGGACTGTCTACCGGCGGCACTGGAACCAACGGCGGCACTTCATATTTTTCAAGCACTGGAACTGTTGCTGGATTTGGAGGAACAGGCGGACCACCGGGCGGCAACGGACCAGGAGGAACTTATACTGGTGATGGAGGTGGTGATGGAGGCGATTCAATTAAAAATAACAATGCCGCTGGCGCTGGCGCCGGAGGATACGCAGGTAAGGGAGGAAATTCCAATACCTCCACTGGTGGTGCAGGATCTCCAGGTACCGGTGGCGCGGGCGGTGGTGGTGGCCATGGATTCATTGGTGGCACTTATGGAACCGGAGGCGGTGGCGGCACAGGACTTTATGGTCAAGGTCCGGCCGGCGCAGGCGGATCGAATGGCGCTGGTGGTGGTGGCGGTTCTGGAGGTGACACAGGAACATTTTTTAGTAGTCCGGGTGGTGGAGGACAAGGAGGCGCTCCAGGTGGCGGTGGAGGAAGTTTCCACTACGGTTATATTTCCGGTCAGGGTAATGGTGCAGTTGGAGGCGTAAGAATTATCTATGGAGGAGCATCTCCTAGAACATATCCTACCAATGCCACTTAAAAATATTTAATGTTGGGAATTTATTGATGTCAAAATATTACGATATAGAGTTTTTAAATCCAAATAAAAACAAAGGAACTTTAATTTGTCTCGAAGCAGAGTCTAAAAACCACGCTAAAGTTGAAGGACCGAAGATACTTGCATCAGGAACAATCTATAGTCCAGATATGTTTATTGTTTTAAATGTGAAAAAAACTCCCATAAAAAATCTACCTCTAGAAAAACAGCCAAAAAGTATAATTCAAAAAATAAAATATTTAATTAAATTTTAAATTTTGGTTTTATATAAAAAATCCCACCACTCGGTGGGTTTTTTATTTTCTCCCGAATTATAAATAGAGGTGTTAAATTTAAAGGACCACATTCATGGCAAAACCAACCTCTAGAGAAGACTTCATTGAATACTGCCTAAAAAAACTAGGCAAGCCTGTTCTTGAAATCAACGTTGATAATGATCAAGTTGAAGACAGAGTTGACGAAGCACTCGCATATTATCACGATTATCATTTTGATGGTTCTGAAAAGACGTATTTACTCTATCAAATTACAGCACAAGATCAAACGAATAAGTATCTGACAATACCGCAAAACATTATTGGTGTTGTAAACATCTTTGATATTGGAGATTCCTATTCTACCAACAATCTTTTCAATCTGAGATATCAAATTTCATTGAATGATCTATACGCATTCAATTCTACAAGTTATGCACCATACTATATGGCTCTGCAAAACGTAGCACTTGCCGAAGAACTATTTGTAGGCAAGCAAGCACTCAGATATAATCGTCATATCAATAAACTTTATATTGATATGGCATGGCTAGAAAAAACAACGGTTGGCGAATACGTTGTTGTTGAAGCATATCAATTAGTTGATCCTGAAGTCTATACAGACGTTTGGACTGATCGTTGGCTACAAAACTATGCTACACAATTGATCAAAAGACAATGGGGCGACAATCTCAAAAAATTCGAAGGCATGACAATGCCTGGCGGAGTTACATTTAACGGACAAAAAATCTGGGAAGAGGCAAACGAAGAAATACGTAAGTTAGAGGAAGAGATGATCAACACTTACTCTCTGCCTGTTTCAGACATGATCGGCTAATCACATGGCAAGAAATCGCTATTTTAATCAGTATAACACCAATACTGAGCAAAATGTTTTAGAAGACTTAATTATTGAATCCATCAAGACGTATGGCATTCAAGGCTATTACTTGCCTCGAACATTTCAAAATTTAGATCAAATCTATGGTGAAGATACTTTATCTAAATTTGAAGATGCGATTGAAATGGAATTGTTTGTAAAGAGTTTCGATGGTTTTCAAGGACAAGAAGACTTCATTTCAAAGTTTGGTCTACAGATTGATGAATCAATCACTTTTGTAGTTTCACAGAAAAGATTTGGACAGTCACTTAAAACATCTTTGCTAACAGAATACGGATACAATCTAATCAACGAAGATGGCGAACAACTTCTTTATGATGTATCAGACGCATGGGATTATGAAGCAATCATTCGTCCTCGCGAAGGCGACTTGATTTGGATACCTATGATGAAATACATGTATGAAATTAAGTTTACCGAAAACATTGAAAATTTCTTTCAGTTGGGCAAACTGTTTACATACGAATTGCGTTGCGATAGATTCGAATACTCTAGTGAAGAACTCAATACTGAAGTTGGAGATATTGATGGCATTGAAGATCAATACAGTCTATCAACCGCAAATCTAGAGAAAGCACTTCTTGAAGATGGAGACTTCATGCTCAACGAAGACGGCACATTCTTTGTCAAAGAAGGCGATACTGTTATTACATATGACGCAACAGCAGATAATGAAGCACTCGGAGAAAAACTTGTTGATGACGATGTTGTTGACTTTACCGAATTGAATCCATTTGCACTTACAAGGACTTACTAATTATGATGTTCGGTCACGATTATTATCACGGAACGCTTAGACGTTTTGTAATTATGTTTGGTAATCTCTTCAATGAGATTCAAATTGAACGCTATGATATAAGCGGCAACGTTGCACAAACTTTAAATGTTCCTATTGAGTATGGTCCAAAGCAGAAATTTTATCAAAGAATTTATGGCGATCCTACGCTGAACAGAGAAATTGCAGTTACAAATCCTAGATTAGGATTTGAATTTATGTCTATGTCATATGCGCCTAGTCGAAAGATTAATACTGCACATAAATTTGTCAAAGGACAAAACACAGGCGGTAACGATTTTGGTTTTACATACGCGCCAGTACCATATGACATGCAGTTTCAATTAAACGCATTTGTTAAAAACGCAGAAGATGGCACACAGATTGTAGAACAAATTGTTCCATTCTTCACGCCAGATTGGACAGTCACGATGAAGATTTTGCCTGATCTAGGCATCACAATGGACATTCCAATTGAACTCAATAGCGTAACTTCAGACGATCAATGGGAAGGTGACTTTGATAGTCGCAGAGTTTTAACTTGGCAGTTTGATTTTACTGTTAAAGGTTATCTATTCGGTCCTTTACAGAAATACAAATACATTGATAGAGCCGATGTTCGCACAAGAATTGAAGAAGCAATCATTACCACTCAAACATTTGAAGGTGATGCATCTTTTGAGATTACTGAAACTGTTACGGAGAATAATCATTTACTATGAAGAAGACAGTAGACGAAAAACTCAACGATATCTTTGATATTGTTCCAAATGTGCAACTTTCAACTACTGAGAAACCCTTAGTAGTTGTCGAAGAAACTACACAAGTTGACGATGACTATGAATATGCACGAAAGAATCTACGCACATTAATTGACAATGGCAAAGACGTAATGGAGAATTTAACTTTCTTAGCAAAAGAAGGTGAATCTCCAAGAGCATATGAAGTTGTCGGACAGTTAATCAAAACATTAGCAGAGACAAACAAAGACTTATTGAATCTTGCAAAAGCAAAAAAAGATATTCAACAGAAAAAAGACGAAGAACAATCAAGTCCAACTCACGTAACGAATGCATTATTCGTTGGAAGCACAGCAGAACTACAAAAATTGATATCTAAAAGATGAGTGTAAAACAATATCTAGGAAATGCAAATCTAAAGGCTGCCGGAGTACCACTTAATTTTACAAAAGAACAGATTGAAGAATATCTGAAATGTGCAAGCGATCCGATATACTTCATCGAAACTTATTGTAAGATTGTAACTCTGGACCATGGTCTTCAGCCATTCAAACTATACGAATGTCAGAAAAACAAAGTCAATGTGATTCACAACAATCGCAAAGTCATTCTGATGGAAGGGCGTCAGCAGGGCAAGACTACCACCTCTGCGGCGTATATCCTTTGGTATACCATTTTCCAGGAAAGCAAGACAGTTGCGATTCTTGCAAACAAGGCTACAGCCGCGCGAGAAGTATTGTATCGTTATCAAATAATGTATGAGAACCTTCCTGTTTGGCTACAGCAAGGTGTAACTACATGGAACAAAGGTGACATTGCACTCGAAAACGGATCAATTGTCTTCACAGCGGCAACAAGCGCATCAGGTATTCGTGGTAAGTCTGTAAACTTACTATACGTTGATGAGGCGGCGATCATTCCAAACAACATTGCTGAACAATTCTTCACCTCAGTCTATCCTACAATCTCTGCTGGTGAAACCACAAAGATTTTACTGTCATCTACACCTCTTGGGTACAATCATTTCTGGAAGTTTTGGAATGAAGCGGATCAAAATCTCAATGGATTTGTCAATCTGTTCATTCCGTATTGGGACATTCCTGGACGCACTAAAGAGTGGGCTGAAGAAC